ATTACCTAATTGTCCACCAATTACCTGTTTTGCATACACGCCACCAGAAATTAATGTTGAGCCAGTACTCAAAAGAGCGCCACCATTACAAGCAATAGTTTCTGCAACTGTACCACCATCTGGAGCTTGGTCGTAATACATGCTTAAATGAGAACCTTTAGTAGCTGTAGGAAGATGTATCGTCCCTGCTCCAGCTGCGGTCACATCACATATATTACGTGCACCAGATATAAGAGTAGCAGCATAAGAGTCACCTTGGTCAGAACTACTAACAGCTGCTAAAGCTGCTACAGCTTCTGCTTCACTTACAGTAATTCCTGTTGTTGTAAGATTTCCCTCATAGCCTGCGCAAAAATCTAAGTACGTATCATATGTATCTAGATTATTGTCGAACTTATTTTGTCCATACATTGGATTTGCCATTACAAAACCTCCTTATGACCAGTAAGCGTGGGCTTCTGGCATTTGCCATTCCATCCCAGCTTCTGTTTGGATTAAGTCAACTCTACGGTCAACGCCACTATTCTCTAAGGTTTGGACACCAACATAAACAGCCGTATCTCGATTCAAGCCATTACCAACAAGAGGTCTGTATTTAACATACTTCATGTTAATAGCAAGAATTTTAATAGGATGTCCATCCATGTGAATATTACGTGCTACATTCATATCACCAAAAGGTGTATTAATAACACTAATATCAACTCCAAATGCCTTCTTCTTTGATGTTAACGACATATCAGCTCTAAAGTTAGGTGATATTTCTAGATTGTTACTGAAGTAACCACTTAGTTTATGCAACCAATTATAAGTTGCAGTATCACACATAAATAATGATGCATTTGCATTATTATAACGTGGATCTAAGAAATTACTCAGGTCATCTAGGAAATCATCCTGTGTTTTAGTATTAATATCTAAACCAAACACATTACCATAACCTGATACGAAATCAATAGCACCTTGTGTGTACCATTCATTTCCAGAATCATATTGAGAACCAAAAAGGATACTTTGTTCAATATCCCATTTGTGTTCAATCAACTTTTCTTTCCAGATACGAGCCCACTCATTTGGTTCATACTTTAGTACGGTAGCACGAGTTGTGTTATCCATAGCCATAGCTGTTTTCCAAATTTGGGTACGACCAAAAGCGGTTGAAAAAGGTTGGTCTTTCCATGTTTCAGGAAAACCAGAACCTTGTGAATGAGAATTACCAACTACATATACTCTCGATTGCTCTAAACCATTAGAAGCGGTTGTACCTGCTATAGATGTATTATATGTACTGTCACCAACTGGTGTATTTACACCAAGTGGGCCAGCATAATAGTCATCTCCAGCAGTTTTTGTTTTCACAACTGTAGCTTTTACAATCGCAGCTTCACCATGAGTGTGAGCTGTAGGTGGGCTTGTAGACTCGTCTTGTAACGTAACTGTATCAACACTAATAACAGCATATGATTTTACACCTCCAGCAGCAGCGTCAGAGAAATTAATCTTTAACATCTGTCCTGGCATATAAAATGCTGGTTGAGTGCCGTCAGCACCAATTACTATTTCTTGACCACTTTGACCATATACATTCTGACGATTACCGCCTGATTTATAGTCTGTAGCAAGTTTGACGTAAACTACACTACCGGCTGTTTCATACTTATCGTATTGAGTTGTTGAACCAGCTGACATATCTTCTACCCAAGTAGTACCGTTATTACTTACTGCGATAGCATATGAGTATCTTTTATGAAAAGAGCCTCTTCGTTCTGTAAACTTAAACTCTGGGTCATCCGTTGGTTTCTTCGCTAGTTTTGATACGAAACGAAAGAATGGGTCTTGAGCTATTGCTAGTTCAGATACCCTTTCACCGAAATCATATTTTCTACGAAGTGTGCCAGTATCTAGACTAGTTCCTAATCTAGAACCAGAACTTCCACTAGCGACATCAGCAACGGCATCCAGCGTGAATAAATCTGCCATTTTACTTATCTCCTATTTAACATTAATTATGTCTTTGTTAAATAGTTAAAAAAATCAACTTTTAACCAAAGACGTTATCCAGTTTTTGGTCAATACCTAGTAAAGTGTCAAATACTTGGTCATCTTGAGATTGTTCAACAGGAGTACTGCCAGCAGTAGCTAATGAACGAGGTTGTTGTTGTACTTTTTTCATCTGAGTAGCAACTTGGTCTCTTGCGTTATCGGCAATATTAGACTCTCGTTCTTTTCTCTTCATTAAATAATAAATATCATCTAATTCTAGAGATTTGTTTTTAGCAAAATCAACAAAAGTAGACCATTCTGTATCAGTCATATCTACTTTTGATTTAAAGGCAGTTTCTCGTGCAAGTCTTTGGTTTTCTGTTTTTTGTTTTCCTAACTCGCTGTTAAGTCTACGTTGAACAATACCATCAACTGTTGCCCCAAATACTTTTGCTGAATCTGACTTTGGGTCAGAAAAAGCATCATCTGGGTCAAATGAAAAATCTTCAGGAAGTTCCATGTTTTGAGCCATACTTTCTGGTGCTTGACCACCGCCCTCAAAATAATTTCTCACATGAGTAATTAAATTAGGGTCTTCCCTCATTGCATCGAGGATTGGCATATATGGTTCTATTTCGGTAAGCTTGCCATTTAGGCGTTTAGCTTCTCGACTTGAATCACTATACCTTTTTTGCAAAGCATCTTCGCCTTGCTCTGGAACTCCGCTGGGGCTCGCTGATGTATTATCATCTAAATTTTGCGAGGTTGACTGCGAATATTCGCTATCTATTATACCTCCATTAACGCTATTATCTAAAGATTCAAAAAAATCTCCAGACTCTAAATCGTTAAGGTCTTGGACATTACTTTCAGGGGCTTCTTCTAGAGAAGCGTTGCTTACTTGTTCTTGTGCCATATTTTATCCTTTTATTCGTTTTTTCAATTTAATGCAAAAGTAATTATAAAAACAACTAGTTTTTTATACCTACGCATGATTTAATTTTCTTGCTCCAAACGTATCCATTCTTACATTTTCTATTGCCACCTTTTTCTGGGTGGTCTTTATTATGTTTAGCTCTAGTCATAACTTTAAGATTAGACTTATTGTTATTTTTTTTATTACCATCTTCATGATGAACAACTTGCTTGTTCTTAGCATTTGTTTTATTTCTATAATGAGTTTGACTACTTCCATCTACCCATCTTCCGTTAGAACTGCCTTCCCTAGACATATTGGGATAACTTTTTTTAGTCCAAGCCATTATTCGGTTTCTTCTTGAGGTGGCATTCCTTCTGGGTTTTGATTAGCTGATTGTTTCATTAAATTTCTAAGTAATTTTTGTTGGGATTTAGTCTCTAAGACATCTTTCCTTACTTCATTAGATGCTTCTCCAACTTTCATTTTAATACCAGCTTGTACCAATTGACGTTGTAAAGTTTCAATAGTTCCATCTTTATCCTTCATAGACTCTTGAAGTGAAGAAAGCTGACCTTGAAGTTGAGAATACATTGATTTTCTTTCAATAATTTTATCTTTATTTCTTATATCAGTTTCTCCTATCATAGCAATATCATCAATTAATCCAGCTTGAAACCACCTAAAGTATTCTTCTAATAATGCCCATCTATTAATTGGCATTGTAGTACCAGCTATAATTCTTACATCAAACCTAGCAGACGCATAATCTTTATAAACTGAAATAGCTTTACCGTAATCATTGTATATAGGAATATTAATTCTTACATTTTTTTCTTCGTCTGGTCTTTGACCAGCTTCTGGTTGTACAATTCTAAATACTTTTTCTACAGAATAATGCCGTTGAGCTAACATTTGGAAACATCTACCTAAATGTTCTAAAGCAGGTTCTACAATACTACCCATCCAAGCTTTTAATCTACGAGTACCAAACTCATCATTAGCAAGCAATCCTCTATAAGTTTCAGATTGTTGTTGAGTAAATCCCATCATAGCTGAAGGAACACCTGCTATATATTCCGCATCCCCTTTACCTTCTTGAGTAATAGTAAAAAAAGCATTATTAATAGGAGCTGGTTGAATAGGAGTTGGTGGAGAAAATCCTTGTCTATATTTTAATAAAGCTCCTGGCGAAGATGAATATTTTTCCCATTCTTCTTCTGGTACAGAACCCTCTTCATACATCCATCTAAGATTAGAAGCTAGGTTTGCATTGTGTAACATAATTTGATGAGCTTTATTTATTTCTTGTTGTTTTCCAATAATAGGTGTTACAGCACTCATTGGGTAGGGAGTACCAGTATACATATAAGGAATTGGAACAATAGGATATTCTGAAACAGGAAGAATCCTGTCGTATAGAAAAATGTCATCTCCAACAGTACAAGTTAAATGCACTCTATTCTCATAAAATTTTATAGCTTCAATAATTTGTGATTCCATTTCACCAGATTTTATTAAAGCTTGATAACTTTCTTCTGTCATTATTTGTTGGTCAACAATAGTAGCTGAATCTTGAGCCTGAGACATAAGTTGCATTCTATTTTCTTCTACAGCTTGTTCAGACATTTTTTGAGCTCTTTCTATTTCTAGTTGAGCTCTTTCTTCTATTATTTCTCCAGACTCTAAAGATTGTTGTATGCTTAACATTTTTTCTTGCAAACTTACAGATATTTCTTTTTCAGCTTGTTCTGTTTGTATTTCTACATTTTCTTTTATTTGTTCCATTTCAGCTGGAGAAGGAAGAACTTTTATAAATACATTTCTATAAGCATGTTTCTTTTTAGAATATGTTTCATAATAAGGTACAATACTATCATCTTCACCTTCTACAGTAATACCCATTGTAATATCTTCTGGTTGAATAGATTGATAGTCTGTAGATGGTCTTTGAGAATAACTCATATTATCAGAACCACCTGATACATTTTTTATTTTACGAGAAAATTCAGGGAATAAATTTATTAATTGACTTTTAGATACATTTTTTCTTACTGAAATAAAATTAGCATCTCTAAATAAAAAGTCTCTACTAGCAGGGTCTATATATACATCGTAAGGGTCAATTCTTTTAAATTCAACTTCTCCCATTCCTCTATCAGCGTCTCTATCAACATCCACCATAAAATAACCAATACCTTTTGTAAGACTATCTAGTATTACTTGACTATGTATTGATTTACCATTTGAATGATACCAACAATAATCTGCTATATCAGAATGAACTTGAGCAACATCTACATCGTCACCAGTAGCTCCAACTGCTTTCCATCTAGGATTATTAGCAGTAACAAAATATTTCATAATTTCTATAATAGGAGTTATTCTATTAATAGTAAAAGTAGGCATTCCAGCTTCATTAAGAGAATCTGTTTCTTCTTTAGTAAGTTG